TGAGCTAATAAATGATTAGCATCTATGAGTGTATTACCTCTGCCGTGGAATGTATTACCAAACTCTTGCTCAAATTGTAAAGCGGAAGTATTTGCAACTGTCGATTCTTTCCATTTTTCGTCTCTACCTGGTACATCCCACCAATCAACTCTAAATGGTACAAACTCATTTGTTTTTTGAGTAGCACCTTCCCATAGTTTATGATATACATTACCAATTCCATTAGCGGTAGACGTTATTATTACTTTAGTATCGTCACCTGCAGATACTACAGGATATGTTGAAGTATAAAAATCGGCATCTTTATCTACAAATGCGAACTCATCTAAAAATAATAAGTTAACTGATAAACCTCTTATTGAACTTGCTGACGTTGCATTTGCTATAATTTTGGAGTTATTACTAAATTCTATAGATCCCTTATTTAGTGCCTTACAACCTGGCTGTAAAAAGAACGGAAGATTTTCTAATGCTAATGTAATCCTTGCTAACATCTCTCTGGCAACTGCGCCCTTATTAGCTAATATCGCGATAGTTTTTTCTGGATTAAATATTGCATACCATAATAAGAACACAACTGATGAAATAGATTTACCACTTTGTCTACATGCTAATACAATATTAAATCTATTATTACAAAAATGGTCAAACATTTTTTCTTGATATGGATATAAATCAAATGGAACTAATCCCTCATCTAGAGAAATAATTTTTATATATTTCCTTGCAAAGTATGCTGGATCTCTCATGCACTTTTGATATTCTAATACTTCTTCTTTAGTAAACTCAGACTCAATTCCATCTCTCTTTACAGAGGGATTTCCTAAATATCCAAATTCGCTATTCTTTATCTTCTGGTGCATTTATAACTCTATCTTTATCCAATAATAATCTCTGTAAATCAGTAGTACTACCAATAAATACATTGTTCTGTGTCAATTTTTTTACTTCTTCTCGTTCCTCAGCTGTTAATTCTTGATGTGCTTTTTGAAGTGCCATCAGCTTTTCAGTTGTATCGCCGATGTCTTTTATGGATTTAGATAAAACCTCGAATGCTCTGGGGTGTTCAGATTCTCTAGCTAAATCAGCTAGTATTTCTAAAGATTTAGATCCTACTTTTATTAAATTTTTATAAGTTTCACGAGAAAATTCATAATCATCTTTTATGTCTTTATCAACTACTACCTTTGGTAGCTTATCTTTCACTGGCAAATTTTTAGTCAGTGATGTTTTCATCTTTTCTAATTTATCAGTCATTAATCTACTAATGGATTATTATCAATTGTTTTAGTTACTGTAAAGCTTTCCGCAGTATCTGTCGCTCCAACTGTAAAATCTATTTCCTCCATAATATTTGTCGTTCCAAATTTTTCAATATCAACATTTATTTCTCTTATCAGACCAACATCAGCTGTAGGTCCATAAAATTTCATTTTCATAGTAAAATCTAGTTGATAAGTTAATACTCTTCTTTCAGTAAATTCACCTTCATACTGATCGTCTATAGAAACTGAATCTAATACTATTGGTACATCTTGCTTTAAATCAAAATTATCAACCGGTTTTATTGTAACTGTATAATCAGGTTGAAAATATGGTAATATTTGTTCCACTATTTGTAAGCCATCATCTTGATTCTTAGTTAATATATATAATGACATTCCAATGTTATAAGAAGTATAATGACTTATAGTTTTTCTTTTTGTAATGTCACTAGCATGTGTCTCTACTATTTTATTTCTCTTTTGTAATTTTTGTGTATCATCTATTTCTAATGAAGTAATTTCAAAAGCCATCCTAGGTAATTTAATTGCTAATGGTGCATCAAAACCAGCTTCTTGATCTAATCTAGCCAAGAATTTCTGTTTTGGTCCATAAGCTAATGGCACTTTAATTTGATTTAATATACCACCACTACCATCTTTTCTAATAACATTCATATTATTAAACAGTGTACCAAATACGGCAACTGATTTCCTCATAGTAGCGTGATAAAAATGACCTCCAAACATTAGAATGTCTCCGATGGATCGCCGAATGGATTAGATTCTGTAAAGTCTAAAAAGTTATCGCCTAAAGTTTCAAATGCAACGTTTTGTGCAGCACCGTCAGCTGGTAAAACCTTTGTTGTATCGTTGTCGCCGATATCATATACTTTAGTAATAACACATGAATTACTGCTTGTGCCACCTACTAATGGCTTAGTAGCTGAAGCCACAAATTGTCTATAAGTTTCTGATCCACTAACACCAATATTAGAAACTGATATAGTTGCTGCTACATCAGATGTTTTAGTGAGAGTTTGTACTTCACCAAATATTTTTATAGCAGGTGTACTACCAGAAGCTGGTACCAATTCCTGTGTTACTATTTCTGAATGTTCAAAATGGTTACCACCAGTCACTGTTAAATCCATAGCTATTTGATATGCCTGAGCACCTGTTTTATCATCTATCTCTGCAACACCAGTTTCTATTTGCTCATCAGCATATTCAAATAAGCTACAAGTTAATTTATAAACTGGTAAATTAGATAATTGGAAAAAAGGTTGATCATCTTCGACATATGATATTTCGAAGAATGAGTTTGTCATAGGTAAGAATAATAAATCACCTTCCTTAGGTTTAGCTTCGTTTTCATTTAATCCTACCGAATAATTCCAACTTTTTCTAGAGATTACGAAAGTTGCTTCGTCTCTAATTTCTAAACCAAACTTACTATATAAATCTCCTGCACCCTCGAATCCATCTACATTTTCAATATATGCTTCCATTAAATAAGCATCATCAAATTTAGATGCTGGATCTTCGTTTAATATTGTGTCTCTATTTACAAGCGTGCGCGGAATATAATAGACATCTTGTCCATATATTTTAAGTGATTCGACAATAAGATCTTCGTATAAGTTCTGTTCGGATCTTACTGCCTGTGAAAAATAAACATTCCTAGGCATTTGTTATCCTGTATAAAAATCGACTGGCTCTTCCCAATTTAGTCTTACTTCTTCTTCCAACCTTTGCAGTTCTTCATTTGCATCATCAAATAATTGTCGACCATTGAATGTTACTCCACCTGGCATTTGCATTCCTTCAAACTTTAATAGGTTTGCACCCCATTGTCTTTTTAGTAATGCTGTAAGATATTTTTTAAGATAGTAATCATTGTAAACTTCAGTAAATGTTTCGGGATCTATAATACGATATGCTTCTACTACTAAGAAATCGTTTACATTTACTTCCTCGTCCCACTTCATGTGTATTTCTAATCTATTTCTGTGTTTATCAAACTGAGCAAATTTGCTATCAGAATCTATAATTAAATCTAATGTGCTTAGATACTGTTGAGCCATGGAGTATTCTAACAATGAACCCATGTAACCTAAACTAAACATATCATTTAAATGCATTTGATACTTAATATCAAATAAATTATTAGAGCTCATAGTATCTCTAATAGGTAATACTCTAATAACTTCAGTTACCAGACTATTTAAAGTTAAATAACCATTATTAATATCGGTTTGCGTTACTTGATGTTTTAAAAATACCTTTTCAATAGCATCAGCATGATAGTGTTGATAAAACTGTAAAGCTTCATCTACTCTATCTGATATTTGATCATCATCAACATTAATTTCTATTACAGGAGCACCTAATGCTCTTAAGCAATAGTCTATTAATGTATCTCTGCTATTTGGTACCGCCATTTATTAGCTCCAAAGTGCTGTGGCTACGTCTTGTACATCTTGTGATTCAGTACTCATATCCACTGCATTTCCTTCATCGTCAAATCTTAAGAAGTGCTTAGTTCTACCTACTGTTACAGGTAAATCTACATCAGATGCATCATCTAATACATCTTCAAAAAATACCGTTAATCTCCAATTACCATCATTTGTGCTATCTGCAGCTGATGGATCAATTGGCGGTAAACACTCAATTCTTTCTATTGTAGTTGTTTTAGTAATTGCCATATCATTCTTCCTTTTTGTTTTCGAGGTCTTTTATTCTTTCCTCTAGTCTATTTATAAGTTTTTGTTGTTCTTTCATTGCTTCTACTAGGACTGGTACCACACCATCATAATTTACTACTTTGTGTGTTTCATTCTCAGTCTTTAAAGTTTCTACTTCTTTTACTAACACAGGTAAAACTTTTTCAACATCCTGTGCTATAAATCCTAATGAGCTTCCCTTGCTTTTATCTTTCCAATCGAAGCTTATACCATCTAAACTTAATACTTTATCTAATGAATTTTCTAATGGTTTAATATTTTCTTTAAGTTTTCTATCTGAACTAATAGTTGATGAGAAAGCAATAACATCGTTATCAGCATGTAAAATACCATTACTAGTAAATTTAAATTCAGCATTACTATTTTGAGTACCATACATGAATATTTCGCCATCGCCAACAACTAGTCTACCATTACCTGCCATTGTAATAAGTTGAACAGTTGAATAATCATCATTTTCATCGACATCTCCGATTGAAATAGTATCTGTTGTAGATGACATTGCTGAAACATTTGCAAATGATAATGGAATTCTGTTACTTGATGTACCAATAGAAACCTGGTTATTTCTAACTTCTAATCTTTCAGCTCCACCCGTAACAACTCTAAATTGATCTGCCGCATGGAATTGTATGTAAGTATTTGTATCACCAACATGCCTTAATTGATCTGGCATATAAAGATCACCTGTAAAATGAGCATCTCCAGCATGACGAACTTCAAATCTTCTAGCTGTAGA